ACAACATCATGCGGAGATCCAGCAACAGCTGGAAGTTCAACCGTATTTGTAAATGGTATAGGCGTTCATCGAAAAGGTGACGCAACAGGTGGACACGGTTCATGGGTGCCTAATGCATCCAACTCTGGTTCATCTACAGTTTCGGCAGGGGGATAAGATGTACGAATATAATTGTAAGATATTAAGAGTGGTTGATGGTGATACAACAGATGTTGACATCGACTTAGGGTTTGGTGTGTGGTTAAGAAAACAACGCATACGATTTTATGGTATTGATACACCAGAATCTAGAACGAGAGACTTGGAAGAAAAGAAGTATGGAACAGCCGCAAAGGAATATGTTAAGGCATATATGCCTGTAGGTTCTAATCAGACTCTTGTTACTGTCAAGGATGGGAAGGGTAAGTATGGTAGGATACTTGGTCAATTTAAATTATCTGATGGAAGTATTCTTAATGATAAGATGATATCAGAACATCATGCTGTTGCATATTATGGACAGTCAAAAGATGACATAGAAGAAGAACATATAAAGAATAGAGCTCTAGTCGTTTTGTAATTTCGTTATAAATACAATTAAGGAGAATTAAATGGCTGCTAATCCAACTGCATTTAAAGATGCGTCTGCAACAAACGATTCAGATAGAAACGCACAAGTCTTCTCTGACTTGAATTTAAATTTTGTTGCTCACCCTCTTACTGGTGATATAACTAAGCTCACTAATGTTGAAGCAGTGAAGAGAAGTGTTCGTAATTTAATTAATACGAATTTCTATGAGAGGCCATTTCATCCAGAGATTGGTTCTGATGTTCGTGCAGTTTTGTTTGAACCAGTAACACCAATTGTAGAGAGTGTTCTTTCACGACACGTTCAAGATGTTATTACAAACTTTGAGCCTAGAGTAGAACTTATTAACGTATCATCAAATGCAGATGTGGATAAAAATGCTTACAATGTAACTATAGAATTCTTTGTTGTAAACTCTCCATCTGGTGCTCAGACGATAAACGTATTTTTAGAGAGACTTAGATAAATGTCAAGTAAATCAGAAGTTAATGTTACCGAATTAGATTTCGATGCCATAAAAAATAATTTAAAAACATACATGAAAGGTCAATCAGACTTTTCTGATTATAACTTTGAAGGTTCTGGACTTTCAACTATCATCGACTTACTTGCATACAACACTCATTATCTTGCCATGAATGCTAACTTCGCAACAAATGAAATGTTTTTGGATAGTGCAACAACTCGTGGTTCAGTTGTATCACACGCAAAGAGTTTGGGATATACTCCACGTTCTGCAAGAGCTCCAGTTGCAAGAGTAGAGATTACTGTAACTAATAATCAGTTGTCAAACTTGACAATGCCTAAAGGTACAAAGTTTTCAACTTCAGTAAACAACTCGACTTATGGTTTTGTTACTAATGAAGATATCACAACACAAATTACAAACGGACTTCTTATCTTTTCAAACATTCCAATCTATGAAGGCACACTCACAACAACAAAGTACACAGTAGATTATAACAATCCAGAAAAGAAATATTTGTTGGCGAATAATAGAGCTGATACGACAACACTTAAAGTGTCAGTACAGAAATCTACCACAGATACTACATTGGAAACATTTGCACTTGCCAGTGAAATCACAGGCACAACTGGTTCTGATCCAGTATACTTTCTACAAGAAACAGATGACGGTAGATTTGAAGTTTACTTTGGAGATGACGTAATAGGTAAGAAACTTTCTGACGGTAACATTATTATTATGGAATACGTTGTTACAAATAAAACACTAGCTAATAGTGCAAACCAATTTACTGTAACATCTATCAATGGACAAACAAATGTTGCGGTGTCTACTATTCAATCTGCATCTGGTGGTGATGAAGCAGAAACAATTCAATCAATCAAGTACTATGCACCTCTCAGTTATACTGCACAGAAACGTGCTGTCACTGGATTTGATTATAAACAAATTCTTCCTACAATATATCCCAACATTAAAACTATCCAAGTGTGGGGTGGAGAAGATAATGATCCTCCAGTTTATGGACAGGTTTATATTTCTATTAGTCCACTTCAAGGAACATTCTTAACTGAAGCTCAAAAAGAAAATATTGTCTCACAATTAAAATCCTATAACATTGCTTCGGTTCGTCCAGTTATTGTTGATCCAGAAAACATTTACGTCATCATGGATGTAAACTTTAGATATGATCCGACAACAACCACTAAGAGTTCTGGTGACTTAGAAACAATAGTTGCAAATACAATTTCAGAATACAGTGATAATAATCTAGAAAAGTTTGACGGTATGTATCGTTTCTCAGAAATATCTAGATTGATTGATACATCCGACACTTCTATCATTAGCAACATTTCTAATATTAGAATGTACAAATCACAAAGAGCTCAGATTAATACTAAGAAACAATATGTTATAAAATTTTATAATTCAATCTATCATCCACATGATGATGAACCACCAGTAATATCATCAACAGGATTTACTGTCGCTGGTTCTACTGCAACACATTTCATTGATGATGATGGTTCTGGTATCGTAAGAGTTTATCAGGTAGTCGCACAATCAAGAGTTTATATAAATGCAAACGCTGGTGATATCAATTATACTACAGGTACAATTACTGTAAATGATTTACAGATCACATCTACTATGAATGGTGATGGTACAATTCACTTCTTTGCAATTCCAAATTCAAATGATATCGTTCCAGTAAGAAACCAACTTTTAAGTATTGATAGTGGCGGTTCAAGAATTACTGCACAGACAGATCAACAGGGAAGTACTCCTTCGCCTGGTTCTCATACTGTGGTTGGTACATTCGGTAAAGCTACAAGTGGTGCTGCAAGTGGTGGAACAACAATCTCTTCAACTTCAAGTTCTTCTTCAAGTTCTAGTTCCTCAAGTTCTGATTCTCATAGTCACTCTTCCAGCTCCTCTGGTTATTGATAGGTTTTTTTAAATGGATGGACGTACTCCAAAACTAACGAATAAGATTTCACCTCATATTCAAAGTCAACTGCCTGAATTCGTTCAGTCAGAACACCCACAATTTATCAAATTTCTGAAACATTATTTTCAGTTCATGGAAGCTGCTCAACTTAAATTGGGTGGTTCAAACGATTATGTTATTCAAGAAACAAATAGTATAAACTATATTCTTTCTCAGATAGAAGAGAAAGTTGTTCTTGAAGAGTCCGTTGGTAAGTTTCAGGCTGGTGAAATTATTCGTGGTGAGACTAGTGGTTATACTGCCACTATTCTTGTAGACGATTATGATTCAGATCAAGTTCTTTACATTACATCCCAACAAAGATTTGAAGAGGGAGAGAATGTTGTCGGAGAAACCTCTGGTGCAAAGGCCCCAGTTGTTTCATACAAAGCAAATCCAGTACAAAACATTCAACAACTTCTTGCGTATGCTGATACTGACAATACTGTTTATGCATTCTTAGATAAGTTCAAAGCAGCTATTATGGAATCTATTCCAGAGACAGTTGCAGATGGGATATCAAAAAGAAATCTGATGAAGAACATCAGAGACTTGTATGAGACAAAAGGTACGGAAGAAGGACACAAATTATTTTTTAGAATTCTCTTTGATGAAGAGTCTTCTCTCATTTACCCAAGAGAAAATGTTTTAAGGATATCTGATGGTCAGTGGTCTGATGATTTTCTTATGCGTGTTACAGAGATTGGTACATCTGATTACTCACAGATTGTTGGTAGAGTTATAACAGGTGAGACATCTGAAGCTACTGCTGTTGTCCAAACAGTTATTAAGTATAAAGAAGGCGCACAACTTATTGCTGAACTTAATCTTGATAGGACAACAATAAATGGTGAATTCACTATTGGTGAAACTGTCAACGCTGTTTCTAATGAACTTGATCAACTTATTCGTGCAGAAGTTTCTGGTATTGTTAATGAAACAAAAGTAACAGAACAAGGTGAATATTATAAAACAGGCGACAAAGTTAACTTTGAACTCTTAGGTAGTATCGGAGTTCAGGCTGCCGTTGCTGCTGTAGGTGCAGGCGGTATTGATGAAGTTCATATTGAGAATGGTGGTGTAAACTATACTTATGACGATGAAGTTGTTTTTAATAATTCAAATACAAATGGTGCTGGTGCATCTGCAAGGATTACAATCCTTGGTGGTTCTTTTGTTTTGGAAGACGAAACAGAAGTAGACAACATTGTATATGAAGGTGAAACACATCACAATGATATTGTCTTAGAACATGTTGATAAACTTTTATTTGAAGATGGTGATCACATTGTTGAAGAGTTCTATACTCTACTTCTAGATAAGTCTAATACATCTGGGGCAGATGCTGGTGATGACCTACTCTTTGAAGATGGTGGTAGGATTATTCGTGAGGGAAGTGGGGGTATTGAGAAACTTCTCAGAGAAGAATCAGAAGAGTTCTTCTTACACCAAGAACAACAGTTAACAGAAACAGACCATCTTATATTAGAAGATGGTAACAATATCATCGTTGAGACACAAACCTTTACTAACTTGAGTGTTGCAGCTGAAGCTACCTCTATTTCTAAAATACGAATGGTATCTAATGGTGATGGATATACAACACTACCAACTATGAGTATAAGTTCTAGTATAGGTTCTAATGTATCTTCTTTAGCATTATCAAGAAGTGGTGTTGGTAAAGTATTAGGAATTCAGATTAATAATCTTGGATTGGGCTATAGTTCTATTCCAAAGATTACCATGAACAGAAATATTATAGTTAAAGATATAACAGGTTCTTTTACGATTGGTGATACACTAACAACCCATACTGCCTCTATCGTATCTTTTAATCCTACTAATAGGATTTTGGAATTGGAAACACCAGTAGAACATTTCTTTACTGGTGATATTATTAAAACTGCTGGTGGTGCTATTGGTACAGTTGTTCAATGTGAACATTCAAAGGCTACAACTGCTATTACTGCAATTGCAAATACTGGTGGACAGTTTGTAACTGAAAGAGGACACATAAGCGAAAACTCTATGAAGGTTCAAGATAGTTTCTACTATCAAGATTATTCTTATGTTGTTCGTATTGGTGAATCAATTAATCTTTGGCGTGACTCTATTAGACGTTCAATTCACCCAGCTGGGTGGAACGTGTTTGGTGAGGTATCATTTGCAACATCCTTAGCAGATGCACAACTTAATTCTTTGCGTATACGAAATCCATCTGCTGGTGATGTCATTGATTTCACAGGGGATACTCAGACGTTCACACCAGAACTTGCATCTACACTCAGAACACTTTTTGTTGAAGTGTTTGGTAGAAGGTTGGGTACTAAGACTGATGGTACAACACTACGAGCAGAAGAAGGTGATCTTTTACTTGAAGATGGAAATGATGTTCTTCTTGAAACTGGTGACAATATTATCTTTAGTAGAGATATTACTAGAGAAGGTCAAGAGGATGCACCTCTATCATCTGGTACACGAGAACTAACACTTACATCTTCTGTTAGTGTATCTGTGCAATTTAGTGGTGGGATTGCTGGTAATTCACCACAAGCACTTGGCTCAACTCTTGACTTGTTACCCAAGTATGCATTTACACAACCACCAATCGACAGTGTTGCATATGCACAGTTCTATCCTGGCTCTGATGGATTTAGATCAAGAGCAATCAGGGCAGATAATGAGGGTGCATACTACACACTAAATCAGTTTGGACATATCAGAATCGATCAAGTATCAGTAAGGTCTGATGTTACTGGAAGAACAAATTTTTCTAATACAAGTATAAAATTTGACCAAGAAGATAAGTACCAGATTGAAACAAATTCATTTGACGAAACGAATATCATTATTCCTCTTTCTGCATATCGAACAAAAACTAACGTACCACCTCCAGGCGAGATATTTATTTCTAGAGGACTTCGTATTAATGGATTTGATGATACGTTTAGATCATTCGATGATAACAGACAAGAGTTCTCAGAGGCTACTGCATTCGGAACGAATAGATTTGATACTAGTAACTTGAAGTTTGACTTCACCGTTAATAGATTCGATCAGAACAGTGTCAAGTTTGATGCAAACAATGTTACATTTGATCCAGCAACATTCGATGAAAGAATATTCCCTCGTGATACTTCTGCAACAAGATTTGAATCATTCGACTCAACCTCTAGACTATTCGATGTGGGTTCACTTGCTGGACTATTCGACTCTACTGCGTTTGGAATGTTACTTGATGGTACGCCAGGCAATCAATTACTTGAAGATAATTCTAATGTTCTTCTTGATGGTACGGATGGAAGTGGAACAAATGCTGGAAGTTTCATATTCCTCAATCAAGATACTGGAAGTTTCACATCACTTGAAGATGCTCTAGGTGGAAAACTAGTTACTGAAACTTCTGATACTGAAACACCTTACACATTCGATATGGTTATTGAACAATTTGATGAGGCACAAGGTGGTGCTATATCATCTTCAGTAACATATGATGAAGGAACGTAATATAAATAACTTAAACCACAGAATACCTTTGACCTAAATGTATAAATAAAGGTATAATAATTTAATAGGAGAAACCAGAAATGGCATATCAAGCAATCGGCCGTGGTTCGGCTGCAAATGACGGAACAGGTGATGACCTCCGCACTGGTGCAGGCAAACTCAACGCCAACTTTGTAGAAATCTATACCAAACTCGGTAATGGGTCTGCTCTTAGCGCAGATGCTTTTACTACGCTTACTGGTACAGAAACTTTAACAAACAAAACTTTAACCGACCCAGAAATAGGTGGTAGTAGTGGTATCAAATCAGGATCATCTGCTAACCTAAAAATTTCTGCTGGAAACCAAATCGTTGAAATTCGTGGTGGTGGTTCAAACTCTGGATCAATTACACTAAACTGTGAATCTAATTCACATGGACAAAAGCTTCTCGGTCAACCACACTCAGCTGGTGTTACTAACATACAATTGCTTCCTGCTGGTGCAGACTCAACTTTGGTGAGTAGAGTATCAACTGATACACTTACTAATAAAAGTATAAGTGGTGGTACAAATACAATAACAGCATTACCAAACTCTGCTCTTACAAACAGTCAGATTACTCTTGGTTCATCTGGCATGGCACTTGGTGCTACTGTAACAACTATCGCTGGTATGACTTCACTTACATCAGCAACAATTACAGATGGAACAATGACAATCAACGGTGGTAATATTAGTGCAGCTGGTACTATTGCGGCAACAACTGTTACTGCAACAACTGTGACAGGTTACTATAAAATTGCACAGTGGAAAACATTGGTTGCTGGAGCATCTGACTTTGCTGCGTTTAAAACAGCAGTCGCCGCTCTGTAATATAAAATCATAAGGAAGGTATCCTATGGCTCTAGATAGATTAGGTTCTAATGCAATTGCCGATTTAGCGGTATCAGCAGCTGATATTGCAGCTGGTACTATTACCACAGCACAGATTGCTGATGGTGCAATCACACTAGCAAAAACTTCTGGTATTGGTGGTGGTGATAATAATGTAATAATTAATGGTGCTATGCAAGTAGCTCAAAGAACTACAGGCTCAACTGGAATTACTTCCAGTGGTTATTATACTGTGGATAGGTGGAAAGTAAGTAATTCTAATCTTGGAACTTGGACAATGAGTCAATCTACTGATTCACCAGATGGATTTGCACACTCATTAAGAATGGATTGCACTACAGCAGATGCATCTCCAGCTGCTAATGATGATTTATCAATACAAACAAGACTTGAAGGTACTGATTTACAACAATTCAAAAAAGGTTTATCTAGTGCTGAACAATGGACTATGAGTTTTTATGTAAAATCAACTACAACTGGTACATACATTTGTCAGTTATTTGATAATAATAATAATCGTTTTGTGAGTAAGTCATATACTGTTTCTAGTGCTAACACATGGGAACAGAAGACGATTACCTTTCCAGCGGATACAACTGGAGCACTAGCAAATACCAATGGTAATTGTTTAATTATTCGGTGGTATTTAGCATCAGGGTCTACATATACATCTGGAACTCTTCAAACTGCTTGGGGTACAAATACTCACGCTAATAAAGCGGTAGGACAAGTCAATCTTGCAGCTAGTACATCTAATAGTTGGAGACTTACTGGAGTTAAACTAGAAGTTGGCGATACTGCATCAGCATTTAATCACCGTTCAGTTGATGAAGAGTTGCTTAGGTGTAGTAGATATTATCAAAAAACAAAAGCTGCTAGTGACACATATAAACATTTTGGTTTGGTTTTTATTGGAGCAGATGTTGGTGGAACTTCATATGGAACACTTGCTGTTCCTTTAGTAACTACAATGAGAGGAATACCAGCTCTTGAAACAACTGGAACTGTTAGTAACTATGCGTTATGGATTAAAAATACTAATACTGCGCTCTCCACCTTTTCGGTAGACTCAGGCATAGATGACGGAATAATACATGGGCAGTTTTATTTAAATGCTTACGGTTCTGTAAGTGCTGGTGCTGGAAGTTGTGGTGCAGTGAGGGCAAATAATGCATCTGCGGCGTATGTAGCATTAGATGCAGAATTATAGGTGATACATGGAAATTAAAAACGCACAATATGTTAAAAATGCATCTGGAGAAAACTGTGCAATTAATTGTGAAGCAGAAAGTGTAAACATTTCTGTTCCTTTAGTTGCAAGTAACAGGCACTATGCAGAAATTCTAAAACAAGTTAAAGAAGGTACTTTAACCATTGCAGATGCAGAATAAATAATATTATAGGAAAAAACAAATGGCAGCGATAATTACAGAAAAATTTAGACAGTCAAACGCAGATGCGTTTTTCTCTGATATAACATCTAGTAAATACTATATGTTCGTTGGTAAACCATCTCCTTGGACTTCAGAAGGTGCGGCTACGGATAGTAATCCCCCTGCTCCAGTAGATAGTATTGCACCAGAGTCATATTATTGGGATGATATGCTGGCTGCAAAACTTATATCTTCAAAATCATATGTAATACCTCGTAGAGACTTTTCAACTTCAGTTGCATTTGATATGTACAGACATGATATTGGTGGTACAACTACTGGTAATTATAGTAATACAAAAACTACAAGTTCAAGTGGTGCAACAAATGTATTTGACTCCACAATGTATTTCAAAACAGCAGAACATAAAGTATATAAAGTACTCTATAATGGTGACCAATTACAAACTGGTGCAGCTAATATCTCTGGAAGTGAACCAACTTCAGTAAACGCAGCTCCATTTTGGCAGGATAATAATTATTATATTAAATTTATGTACACAATGACAACCTCAGAAGTGCAAAACTTCTTGACAACTGACTTTATGTCTGTTAAACTAAATGCAAACGCAGATTCAAATAGAGGTGTATATGTATTCATGGTAACATCTGGTGGTTCTGGATATCCAAATGGAACATACTATACAAAAGTAAGAGGTGATGGAGATGGTAACGCAAAAGCAAAATTAGTTGTTGCTGGTGGTTCTATTTCAGAGTTTGGTAACAATGCATTATCTTCAACCTCATATATGCAAGCAAATGGTGTTGGATATTCTTTTGCTAACTTTGACCTTGCTGGTACTAACATCTATACTGATGCAAGCTGTTCCACACTAATCTCTGGTGCAACTTTAACAAATTGGAACGCTGCTACTGCTGGAACAATTAAAACAATTATTGACCC